AAAATACATCATTTATGGCTGGTCAAAGAGGAAAATTGGACCAAATGAGAGCAGAGAATAGGAAACCTACTTTTTATGATGCGATGAGGGGTATGTATTATAATCAGAAACCACCGATATTAGATGTTCCTGTATTGCCGATGCAAAGTGGCCCTGATAGTGGTCCAATTATGCCATCTAGAGATCTTTCAACAGGAATTGAATCAATAACACAAAGTCAATCAATACCAGATGTGTTGAAAGATTTAGGAGAATATATTATGGACAAAATTGGCATAGGCAGTTTCGCCGATGGTGGACCTGTTCAGTATTTAAGGGGCGGTGGTCCGACTAAACGTACTAATGAAAGTAAATGGGATACTTGGATACCTGATAGTATTGAAAGTGTTACTAATGCAATTAAGAATTTAATTAGTCCTGTTAATAAAGCGAAAAGTGTTGATACAGGGTATGGAGATTTAACTAAGCCTGGTTCTGCTTTTCCTGGTTCTGATTTGAATTTTTCTGAACCTATTGTTAAGCAAGTTCCTAGAGGACCTGCATTTGAAAGAGGTGGTAGAGGCACACCTCCTTTGTCATCTATTGATACGGACATATTAGATATGCCAGCACCTATGGACATACAAAGTTTAGTAGGCGGTGGAAGAGGTGCAGACCCTAGAAATTTTATGCAAGGTAACGCAGGTCGTGGTGACGATCCAAGAAAATTTATGTATCAGGGCGATGCAGGTCGTGGGGGAGATCCTAGAGATTTTATGTATCAAGGTGATGCTGGTCGTGGAAGTGACCCTAGAGATTTTATGACTGAACCTTTAATATCTTCTGTGCAAGATCAAGAGCCTTTAGGCTCTGGTATGCAGTCAGGTCAAACACCTCCTGAAATTGGTGGCATTGGTTTAGGTTCTGGAATAGCTTCTGTTGATCCAGCAAGTACTGGAGTTAGAGCAAATGTACAATCTGGTAGTGGAGCAGATTTTGACCAACCAATTACTTTGCCTGGTGCTAGACCTGAGAATATGACTCAAATTGGTGGTTATAATGATAGAACAGGTTGGATGGATCAAATATCTAGGGGCAATACTATAGATCCTGTAAGTGGTTATCCATATTCTATAATGATATCTGCAAGTCGTGTGGGTATGACTCCAGAACAATACTCTAATTTAAGTTTTGGCGAAAAAAGGGATTTATTTCCTAGAGAAATGGAAGTTCAAAGAGCAGATATGGCTTATGGATTGCGTAAACACGCAACTGCTTTAAAGAATTTTGATTTTACAGCCCCAGTTGATAATTATGGTGCAATGTCACAAGGTAGAGAGGGTTCTACTTATAGAGGACCTATTAATACTGGTGGAGGTAACTTTTTTCAGGAAATGATTGATAAAATTATTCCTCCTTCTGAAGATGTTGAAGAAGTTCCAACACCTACTCCAACTGCAACTGGTGGGTATACTTGCCCTGATGGATGGTTATACGATGCTAATACAAATTCTTGTGTAAAGCAGGGTAAAGGTTTTGGTGGTCAAGGTATGAATATGGGTGGAGCCGTAAGTCCTAGTTTAAATAACGCTGTGGACAATTTCATACAAGCTTTTGCGTAATGTATGAAAGATCTTCCTAATATAGAAGGTTTAGAGGATTACCTTACAGACGATGAGTTAACCAAACTTGCTCCTATGTTGGAGCGTCTTTCTACTTTAGATAATAGGCAGAAAAAGCACGATAATTTTCTTAATTTTGTAAAGACTGTGTGGCCTCAGTTTATTGAGGGGTCACATCACAAGATTTATGCTCAGAAGTTGCAAGATGTAGCAGATGGTAAAATTAAGCGTTTGATTATTAATATGCCTCCTAGACATACGAAGTCAGAATTTGCGTCTTATTTGTTTCCAGCGTGGCTTATGGGCAGAGATTCGTCAAAAAAGATTATTCAGGCAACGCACACGGCAGAATTGGCTGTGGGTTTTGGTAGAAAAGTTAAAAACCTTATTGATAGCGAGGATTTTAGAGATGTTTTCCCAAATGTTAAATTGGCGACAGACGCAAAAGCGAGTGGAAGATGGTCAACCTCTGGCGGTGGAGAGTATTATGCTGTGGGGGTTGGTGGTGCTCTTGCTGGTCGTGGTGCTGACTTATGTATTATTGATGACCCTGTATCTGAGCAAGATGCACTAAGTCCTACTGCTTTAGATCATATTTATGAATGGTATACGTCTGGACCAAGACAAAGACTTCAGCCAGGTGGAGCTTTAATAATTGTTATGACACGTTGGAGTATTCGTGATTTAACGGCAAAAGTTTTACACAAACAAAGCGAGTCAGGGGCAGATAAGTGGGAAGTTGTGGAATTTCCTGCAATTATGCCTTCTGGCAAACCATTATGGCCTGAGTTCTGGAGTTTAGAAGAACTTGAGGGTGTTAAGGCTTCTATTCCTGTATCAAAATGGAACTCTCAGTATATGCAGAACCCTACTGCTGAAGAGGGTGCTATTATTAAGCGAGAATGGTGGCAAAAATGGGAAAAACTAGACCCTCCGACTTGTGATTACATTATTCAGAGTTACGATACGGCATTTAGTAAGTCTGATAGGGCTGACTACAGTGCTATTACGACTTGGGGTATATTCCAACCTGAAGAAGGTGGGGCAGATGCAATTATTTTGTTAGATGCTGTAAGAGGACGTTGGGATTTTCCAGAATTAAAGAATATTGCCTATGAATTGCACGATAAATACGACCCAGATATGATTTTAATAGAGCAAAAAGCAAGTGGTATGCCCTTGTCACAAGAGCTTATTCGTATGGGTATTCCTGTTACTCCATTCACTCCAAGTAGGGGTGCAGATAAATTTACGAGAATGAACGCTTGCTCTCCAGTGTTCGAAAGTGGTATGGTATGGTGTCCTGACACCAAATTTGCAGAAGAGGTGGTCGAAGAATGTGCTGCTTTCCCAAATGGGGAACATGATGACTTGGCAGATAGCATGACTCAGGCTATACTGCGATTTAGACAGGGGGGGTTTATTATAACCCCAGACGATTATGATGAAGACGAAGAAAAGTTATGGCGTGGTAAAAGAGAGTATTATTAGGAGTTAGGTAAATGTCATCAGCAAGTAAAATTGCATCAGGGTATTATAATTACAAAGGTTATCAAATATCAAAAATTCCTTCTGGCGAAAGAAATGCTGGTATGTGGTTAATTACACCACCTGATTCTTATGATCCATCCGATATAGTATTTTCTTTAAAAGAGGGTAAAGATTTGATAGATAAGTTTGATGCAGAAGGTTATTATAAAGGTGGTTCTGTTGGTGGTATAGGCCAATTTAGTGAGTTGGGGCATCCAAATGCTCTCCCTTCTTTTGTTGATGCTCCAACACCAGAAGAAGAAATAGAAAGTGCAATTCGTAGTGGTACGGCTTCTGATGAAGAATTTTTTGCACTTGCGAAAGCGAAACAGTCAAAAAGTCCAATAGCAAGACAGTTTCATATGGATAGGGCAAATAGAATAAGAATGGGGATTGTATAATGGCAGTTGAGAAGGATGCAGGGGCTGGAGGAGAATTGGGAAATGTCGTAAATGACGTATCTCCAGAACTTGAACAGGCAGAAGTAGATTTAATTGAATTTGAACAACAGCAGAATATTACCGAATTTGATGATGGTAGTGTTGTTGTAGGAGAATATCAGGAAGAAATGCCAATGGCTGAACAGCCAATGGATTTTAATTCCAATTTGGCTGATTTTGTTGAAGAAAGTGTATTAGGACCTATTTCTAACACTTTGCTTGGCGATATTGATGATGACATATCTTCTCGTAAGGAATGGGAAGATAACTACAAAGATGGTTTGTCTTTTCTTGGCATGAAGCCAGAAGAAAGGATGCAACCATTTGAAGGAGCGTCTGGAGTAGTGCATCCATTGCTTGCAGAGTCTGTAACACAGTTTCAGGCACAAGCTTATCGTGAGATGTTACCTGCAGGAGGCCCTGTCCGTACACAAATTATAGGTGCTGATAATCCTATGCTTTCTGCACAAGCAGAACGCATTAAAGAGTACATGAATTACCAGATTACTTACGAAATGGAAGAATACGATCCAGAACTGGATCAGATGTTGTTCTATCTACCGATTGTAGGTTCTACATTTAAGAAAGTTTACTTTGATCCGTTGTTACAAAGGGCAGTAAGTAAGTTTGTTTATGCTGAAGATTTAATTGTTCCTTATGCTGCAACTGATTTGCTTACAAGTCCTAGAGTAACTCATGTTATTCGCATGAGTGAAAATGAAGTAAGAAAAATGCAGATCGCAGGTTTTTACCGTGATCTTGAATTGCCGTCTACTGCTTCCATTAACAATTTATCCCAAATACAAGAAACAGTAGACGACATACAGGGAACCCAACCTTCGAGCATAAGTGAGGAACTTACAATATATGAGGTGCATACAAACCTTGATATTGAAGGTTTTGAAGATATGGGTGCTGATGGAGAACCTTCTGGATTAAAATTACCGTATATCGTTACAATTCTTAAAGATACGAGTGAAATCCTTGCTATCCGTAGGAATTTTGATGAAGCCGATATATTAAAAAGACAGAAGCAGTATTTCATACATTACAAATTTCTTCCTGGTCTTGGATTTTATGGATTTGGACTTACACACATGATTGGAGGACTTGCACAAGCTTCCACATCATTACTACGACAACTTATTGATGCAGGTACTCTCTCCAATCTCCCTGCAGGTTTTAAGTCTCGTGGTGCTCGTATTCGTGATGAGGACAATCCAATCCAACCAGGAGAATTTAGGGATATAGATGCGATAGGTGGTGATATTAGGGGTTCTCTAATGCCATTGCCGTTTAAAGAGCCTTCAGGAACTTTGTATAACCTTTTAGGTACTCTTGTTGATGCAGGTAGACGTTTTGCTTCAATGGCAGATATGAAAGTCGCTGAAATGGGTGGAGAACAGCCTGTAGGAACGACTATGGCTATTATGGAGCGTGGCACAAAAGTCATGTCTGCAATACATAAGCGTCTGCATTACTCACAGAAGATGGAATTTAAACTTCTGGCAAGAATTTTTTCTGAAAACCCTACACCATATCCATATATGGCAGCAGGTGGTCCTCCACAAATTAAAGCACAAGATTTTGACAATAGAATTGATGTATTACCAGTTAGCGACCCCAACATATTCTCTATGTCACAGAGAATATCACTTGCTCAGACACAATTACAACTTGTGCAGTCAAATCCACAAGTACATGGCGGTCCACAAGGATTGTATCAAGCGTATCACAAAATGTATGAAGCATTAGGTGTTACGAATATTGAGGCAATACTTCCACCACCTCCTCAACCTATGCCTATGAACCCTGCAAAGGAGAATCAGGCGTTTTTAACAGGAGGAATGGCACAAGCATTTCCACAGCAAGACCATCAGGCTCATATTAAGGCTCACCTAGCCATAATGTCTACTCCTGTAGTCCAAGCTAACATGAATGTCATTTCAGCCGTACAAGGGCATATTCAAGAGCATATAGCCCTATTCTCAGAACAACAGGCTCAAGAGGAGATTATGGCGAATTTACCACCTGAAGCACAACAGATGATGCAAACAAACCCTGAGTTTCAAGCAAAGATACAAGAGCAAGTTCAAAACATGGCTGCAAGTTTGGCGGCAGAAATGATTGAACAGTATGCTCAGAGTGTAACTCCTGAGTCTACGGAAGATCCACTTGTAACAATCAGGAAGCAGGAATTAGCACTGAAAGGTGCTGATATTGAGAGAAAGAAAGAAGAATTTGATAGATCTCAAGAATTTAACAGAGAGAAAGAGCGAAATGATGCTCTTTTCGAGCAAAAACGTGTTGAAATTCAAGAAGAAGCTCTTGAAGATAAAACTCGTGTTGCAGAAGAGAGGATACAAACGCAGCGTGATATTGCTGCAATGAACAATTTAGCAAGGAGGCAATAATGTCATCATCAGTATACGAAAAAATCGCTAAACAAATGAAAGAAGCGAAAATTATGCGTAGAGAAGCTATAAATAAGGCGAAAGAAGCTGCAGAAACCGTTATGGTTCGTGCCAGAACTGCCGCTGGTCATTATGTAGCTGATAATCCAGATACGCCTGAAAATGAAGCTTGGGAAGAAAAGCCTAAAGCCGAAGTTAAGAAAAAAACAACAAAGAAAGCTAAGAAGAAGAGTTGACAAAACCAACAGTAAATTCCCTTAACCAAGAGATACACTCTCTTGATTCACGCACTACTCGCCTCGAAACTGAAGCCGATATTCAGTTCAGGGATTTGTTTAATCGTGTTAAGCGGCTTGAATCTATCATGCTTGCTTCTACTGGTGCTACTCTTCTTTTATTAATAAGCATAGTTATACGGATGTAAGATGGACCCTCTCACTATAAGTGCGGCTATCTCAACTGCGACTGCCGCATTTGGGGGAATAAAGAAAGCCTTTATGGCAGGTCGAGAACTGGAAAGTATGACGGCTGATTTGAGTCGTTGGATGGGAGCAGTTTCAGACGTATCGAATATAGAAAAAAGAGCAAAGAACCCTAGTTTATTTTCTAAAGTATTTAATGGACAAAGTATAGAGCAGGAAGCTATCGAAGCTTTCGCTGCCAAAAAAAAATTACAACAGCAGCGTGACGAACTCAAAACCTTCATAATGTTCGCTCATGGAACCGCAGCTTGGGAAGAATTAATTCAGATGGAGGGCCAAATTCGTAAGCGTAGACAGAAGGAAATTTATGAAGCACAAGAACGTAAAGAAAAAATTATATTCTGGACTATTGTCATCTGTACCTTTGGTATCGGCTTTGTTGTCCTCCTTGCTTTTGCTTACGGTCTCTTCTTGCTTGACAGAAGCTCATGAGCACAAATTTCAACCTACGTTAAATAATGGACATTTAACGATATGCAGATTAAAAAAGATAGAGAAAGCACATCAGAACGCAAATGGCAGAAGTGCTCATGCGTGGTGGTGTCTTTACGAAGGAGCAAATGGTAGTGGATTTCTTGAACTGGTTGATTCGTATGATTTATGCCCTAAAGAAGTTGTTTGCCCCTATGACCCCAAGGATAAACCCCCTAATATAAAAGATATGCTCAATGCAATGAAGGAGGCATTTAAATGAGTCAAAAAAAATTTCAAAAAGGCACTAAATTCTCAGAATATGACCTAGACGGTGACGGAATAATTACAGATAAAGAGATAGAACAAGAAGAAAGAATGATCCGTGTTCGTGACATGGATAAGATGGCAGATCAGCAACGATATATCTGTTGGGTTTCTTCTATTACGTCCATAGGGCTGATATTACTGGCTATGTCGCCTGTTATTCCTGATTCACGAATTGAGATGGTCACTGCTTTATTAAGCACTTATGTAGTGGCTAATCTTGGAATTGTGTCAGTATTTATGGGTGCTACTGCTTGGACACGAGCAAAAGAGAATGGAAAAGGTTAACGATAAACCCCAAAAGCTTAACTTTCAATCAATAGCATTAGGAGTTTATCTTTTTATATGTTTATTTGATTTTGTGCTTGTACCTGTCTGGTATGGTTTTAACAGACCTGAAATATCAAGTTTTATAGCGACAATGAACACAATGGAAGATACCCAACTTCAAATGGAACTTATGAGAAAGATGACCGACCACCATAATCCTTACACATTAATGGGTGGGGGCTTGTTTCATTTGTCGTTTGGAGCCATATTAACAGGAAGTGTTTTAAATAGAAAAAATAAGGAGGAGTGATGTACGAATATGCAGTTAAGGAAATAGTAAAGGTTGTAGATGGCGATACTGTTGACGTTGTAATAGACTTGGGGTTTGATCTTTCTAAAAAAGAACGTGTGCGACTTGCTGGTATAGATACTCCTGAAAGTAGAACTAGAGATGCAGAGGAAAAAGTATTTGGTCTTGAAGCTAAAGCTTATCTTACGGAAAGATTAGAAGGTGCTGAAAACCTAATTGTAAAAACAGAAAAAGACGGAAAATATGGTAGAATGTTAGGTTGGTTTTATAGCAATAAATCTGAAAACAGCATAAACAATGAAATGATTGCAAATGGATACGCTTGGGAGTATGATGGAGGCAAGAAGGAGAAGAATTTACAAGATTTAGCAGATATAAGGGGAGTTCCGATTTGAGTAACTTGACAAAAAGACAAAAAGAAGCGTTGGCTAGACATAGTCCACATCATACAAAAAAACATATAAATGAAATGATTAAACAAATGAAAAAAGGAAAAACTTTTACAGAATCTCATAAATTAGCTATGAAAAAAGTTGGTAATTAAATGAGCGTATTAACAAGTTTAGTAGGTCCAGTAACAGGATTACTGGATAAATTTATAGAAGACAAAGATCAAAAAGCAAAGCTTGCACATGAAATAGCGACTATGGGCGAAAAACACGCTCAAGAGGCTATGCTTGCCCAGTTAGAGATAAATAAGGCAGAAGCGGCTTCAGGATCATTATTTAAAGGTGGTTGGAGACCGTTTGTGGGATGGGTATGTGCAGTAGCGTTTGCATATCATTTTGTAATTCAACCATTATTAATATTTATATTTAGCTATATAGGGATTGACCCACCTGATTTGCCAGAATTTCAAATGAATACATTGCTCACAGTCTTGGGTGGATTATTAGGAATCGGAGGATTGCGTAGCTATGAAAAGACAAAAGGCTTAACGAAATAAGGAGGAAATTATGCCTAAAGTTGGAAAAAAACATTATCCATATACTCCAAAAGGGATGGCTATGGCTAAAAATGCTGCTAAGAAGGCAGGAACCAAAGTACAGTACAAGAAATATGGAGGTGCTGTAAAAAAAGGGAGAAAGAATAAATAACAAATAAGTCGGTTTTACGTTTTTTTTGTCGTTTATAGATATATGTATTTTTGGGATTCTATGGTACTTTATAGTATAACTTCAATACAAAAGGATATTAAAATGTACTATATAAAATTTACAAGACCTTCTGACGATCACTTAATGTATCTTTCAAAACAAAATTTAGGTATACCAGCTAACCACCCTCTATATGAGTTTAATCTGACAGAAAAAAGACTTATTGAAGAAGAGGACAATAGAGGAGATAGTTGGCATCCCATAAAAAAGAAAGATTTGTATTCATCTGTAGAACAAGCTCTCAGAGTTGTAACAGATAATTTTAGCATTGATTATATAAAAGATAATACTGCTTACGACAACACTAATGGACATATATTTGAAGTTCTAATTTATGATTTTAGTGATTACCAAGCACGTTCCAACGAGTGTTATTATTTTACACCAGAGGGTGATATTAAAGGGTTAGGTTTAAACAAACCTACACCAGAAGGTGAGCGTTACTTACGTCAAAAAATGCATAGTAATTATATATAAGAAGGAAAAAAATAGGAGAAAGAATAAATGAAAGAAAATTTTGAAGAGTGTCTAAAAATGCTCCTTCATCATGAGGGTGGTTATGTTAACCACCCTGATGATCCAGGTGGGGAGACAAATCTAGGAGTGACTAAGAAAGTCTACGAAGAGTGGGGTGGAACAAAAGATATGAAAGACCTTACAGTTGAAGATGTCGCTCCTATCTATAAAAAGAATTACTGGTCGAGACTCAAATGTGACGACCTCCCTAGTGGGTTGGATTTTTGTGCGTTTGACTGGGGTGTGAATAGCGGTACAGGTCGTGCAGCTAAAGCGTTACAAAAAATTGTAGGTGCAAACCCTGATGGAGCTATAGGTCCTAAGACACTTGCTCTTATAGCAAAACAAGACCCTAAATTTATGGTTGAGCAATTTGGTAAAATACGTCAGGAATTTTATGAAAGTTTATCAACTTTTAAAACTTTTGGTCGTGGTTGGACTAGAAGAAATGAAGAAACTACACAAAAAGCTGTAAGTATGGTACAGTGATTTGCTTTTTTCATTTTTAGCCAGAAACTAGGGGTGGCTTGTTCACCCCATTTTTTTGTGGTATTTTATACACATATGTAGTAACAATTAAAAAAACATAACAATACTTAGTATAAAATGGATTCAGTTGCTTTAGCACAAAAATTATTAAAAAGCATCCGTGAACAAAAACAGTCTATTTCAGACTATTTAACGGATGGTGGAGCCTCTACAATAGAGGACTATCGTTTTGTTGTAGGTCAGATGCGTGGCTTGACCTATGCAGAAGAAGAAATTAAAGCCACGATGAAAGGCATCGAAGAAGATGAATAAAAAACTATATGTGCCAGATCACATGGTAGGTACTTTAAATAAACAGAGGGGAAGAACCTCTGAAATTCCAAAAGCTATAAATAAAGCTTTTCCTGAAGCGAAAGAAAATAAAAACTCTAAAGACCCTTCTAAGTTTGAGCCGTCTGTTATAGACAGATTACCTCAACCAACAGGGTATAGAGTTCTTGTTATTCCCTGGTATCTTCCAGAAAAAACAAAGGGTGGACTTATTGTTCCTGATGCAACAAGAGATAGAGAGTCATTCTCTACTGTGTGTGCATATGTAGTAAGACTTGGACCTGATGCGTATAAAGATGTTGATAAATTCCCATCTGGTGCGTGGTGCAGTGAGAAAAGTTGGATAATTATGGGAAGATATGCTGGAAATCGGTTTAAAGTTGATGGTTTAGAGGTTCGTATCATAAATGATGATAATATTATAGGAACAATACTTGACCCATCAGACATTTCTTATGTATAAGATAAATTAAAGGAAAAGTTATGAATACTGTAAATGAAAATGTTGTTGAAAAAGAAGACCAAGGTTTAACAGTCGAAATACCTGAGTCTGAAGAAAATACTGAAGATGCGGTAGTTTTAGAAAATCAACAACAAAAAAATGGAGAAGAAACCCGAACAAATGTTCAGGATAATTCTCAAGAAGGTGAAGAAGAAGACCTTCAAGCGTATAGTGAGAATGTTAAAAAAAGAATAAACAAACTCACGGCTCAAAGAAAGCAAGCTGCAGAAGAAGCAGAAGCTGCCGTTCAATGGGCTAGAAATGTTCAAGAAGAGAACCAAAACTTAAAAAATAAGTTAAATACTTTAGATCAAGGATATTTAAATGAATTTGAAAGCCGTGTTACAAGCCAGATTGCTCAGACTAAAAAAGTTATGGCAGAAGCTCACGAAGCTGGCGATATGGAGAAGGTCGCAGAAGCCCAAAGTATCCTCGCCAAACTTGCCGTCCAAGAAGAAGAGCTTGGCAAACAAAAAAGAAGGCAAGAAGTCTCGCAACAAGAAATAGCTCAACAAGCACAACAACAAGCACAACAACCACAACAACCAGTACAACCTCAACCTAGAAGACCAGATATAAAAAATGATGTAAATCTTCAGGGGTGGATGTCTAATAACAGTTGGTTTATGAAGGATGTTGTTTTAACAAATGCCGCACAAGGAGTTCATCAACAATTAGTAGCAGAAGGTTTTTACCCAGATGATAATGGATTTATGGGTAAGGATTACTATAATGAACTTGATAAGCGTTTAAAAAGTCATTTTCCAAATCGAAATGAATTTGGAGGAGTGAAACAGGAGGAAAGGGTAAACGTCCAAGCCGTAACTCCTGCGTCCAATACTGGACGGTCTGTAAAATCTGGACGGAAAAAAAGCGTAGAACTTACTAAAGGTCAAGTCGCACTTGCTAAAAAGCTGAATATACCCTTGGAGAAGTACGCTCAAGAAGTTATGAAAATAGAGAGTAGGAGATCGTAATGTCTGACCGCACAAGTCGAGAAACAGCAACTCGTGAAAAAACTGAACGTGTACCAGAATGGAAGCCTCCCTCTGCTCTTGATGCTCCCGAAGCACCAATAGGGTATAAACATAGGTGGATAAGAGAAAGCGTCATGGATTATGACGATAAAAATAACGTCCATAAAAGAAGGCGTGAAGGATGGGAATTTGTTCGTGCAGAAGAACATCCAGATTTTGACGCTCCTGTGATTGATGAAGGTAAAAACGCTGGCTGTATTGGAGTCGGTGGGTTAATTTTAGCAAGAATACCTGAAGAAATTGTAGAACAGCGGAACTCACACTATAATAGAGTGGCTCAAACCCAAATGGATGCTGTGGATCGTGATTGGATGAGTGAAAACAATCCTGCGATGCCAAAGCAAAAACCACAACGTAAATCCTCTGTGACCTTTGGTTCCCAAAGGCCAGATAAATCTTAATATAAGGAGATATAAAGATGGCGAATAAAGATGCCGCTTTTGGTATGCGTCCTGTGAAAATGATAGGTGGAGCACCTTATACAGGAGGCCAAAGCCGATATCGGATCGCTGCTAACTATGACACTGCAATTTTTCAAGGTGACATGGTAGCTCAAGTTACTGGAGGTGGTGTAGAAGTACACGCTGACGGTGGCACAGTTCCGATTGTTGGTGTATTTAATGGTTGTAGCTATACAGACCCTACTACAAAAGAACAGGTCTTTAAAAACTACTACCCAGCAAGCACAAATGCTTCAGATATAATTGCTTATATCATTGATGACCCTATGGTTGTTTTTGAAATTCAATGTAATGCAGCATTTCCAGTCGCTGATTTGTTTGGTAATTTTGATATTGTTTATACAAGTTCTGGAAGTACAACTACTGGTATTTCTGGAGCAGAGTTGAATGTAAGTGACGGTGCAACAACCGCTAACTTATCTTTGAAGTGTATTGACATATCAGAAGATCCTGAGAACTCAGACGTTTCATCTGATGCAACTAATGTCCTAGTCGTGATTCAAAATCACCTCTTTGGTCAAAAAGCTGCTGGATTAGCATAAGGAAGGATTGAGATATGGCAATTTCAAGAGCACAACTCGCTAAAGAGTTAGAACCTGGCCTTAATGCACTTTTTGGCATGGAGTACAGCCGTTACGAAAACGAACACGCAGAGATCTATGATACTGAATCTTCAGACAGAGCGTTTGAAGAAGAGGTAATGCTCTCTGGTTTTGGTAACGCTCCAACTAAATCAGAAGGTGCTGGAGTCCAGTTCGATTCAGCAAATGAAGCATATACTGCAAGGTATACTCATGAAACTATAGCATTAGCTTTTAGTTTGACTGAAGAAGCAATCGAAGACAATCTATATGACAAGCTTGGAGCACGTTATACAAAGGCACTTGCACGTTCTATGGCTCACACAAAGCAAGTAAAAGCTGCAGCTACGCTTAATAATGCGTTTAGCTCATCTTATACTGGTGGTGATAGCAAAGAACTTTGTGCAACTGACCACCCATTATCAGGCGGTGGAACCTTTAGAAACGAGCCTTCAACTGCAGCAGACTTAAATGAGACTTCTCTTGAGAACGCTCTCATTGACATTGCAGCATTTGTTGATGAGCGAAACATGATTATTGCTCTTCGTGGAATGAAGTTGATTATTCCACCAGCACTTCAGTTTATTGCAGATCGTTTACTAGAGTCAACTTTAAGACCTGGAACATCAGATAATGATGTAAACGCAACAAAGAATATGGGAATGGTCCCTGATGGTTATACTGTCAACCATTTCTTGACTGATACAGATGCGTTTTTCATCAAAACTGACGCTCCTAACGGTTTCAAAATGTTTGAAAGAGCACCATTAGCTACAAACATGGAAGCTGACTTTGATACAGGTAACATGAGGTTTAAGGCTCGTGAGCGTTATTCCTTTGGTTATTCTGATCCTCGTTGTGTGTTCGGTTCCCCAGGAGCTTAATATACAATAAAATTTATTTTATTAGAGGGCGGCTAAAGTCGCCCTTTATTTTTTCAAATTACTTGTTATAATGCGTTATCCCTGACAGTCGCATGGTGCGACTGACATTTGCCACGACAGGAGGAAAACATGGCTAATTCGACTTTTTCAGGTCCAGTACGCTCAAAAGGCGGTTTTAATGTAATTAATGAAAGCAGCACTACTGGTGCTATTACAGAAACTGGCTTTTCAGTAAATTCAACTGGACAATTAATTTCACTTGGTACAAGAAAAATTCAAACATTTGCTATAAGTTTGGCTAGTACAAACGCAGCAGACACAACTTATGCAGATGATGATGTTCTTGTAGAAATAGGTGAATTAAATACCGATCACCCAGATGATTTAGTAACAGCGACTAAATTCTTTATTCATAAAGTAGTGCTTGGCGTTACAACTGCGGCTGCTAGTGACGCTAATTCATTAGCTAATTTACAATTAAGTGCAACTTCAGGTACAGCAACTAACGCTGCTATATCTTCAGGTACAGAGATTGTAGGTGCTGGTGTTGCGTCTTTTAACCCAAGAATTTCTGCTACTGATTCTGTTACTGAGATAGACATTGATCTTGATGCCACTGCTGGTACTTATCATGTGTTTGCACCTAATATAAGTGCAGCTATAGCAAGTAAATATCTGTATATGGGTGCAGGTTCTACTTGTGATACTGCTTTAACGGCTTTTAGAGGCACTCTTGAAATAGAGTATTCAGTTTATTAATCATAGGGGGGGAGAAATCCCCCTTTTAAATAAGGAGATATAAATGGCTGATGCGGTAACAAGTCAAACGATACAAGATGGTGTTAAGAATGTTGTAATGAAATTTACTAACATTAGTGATGGTACAGGAGAAAGTGCTGTTGCTAAAGTTGATGTGAGTGCATTAACTGCAGGACCAAATGGAGAAACTTGTACTGGAGTTACTATAGAAGAAATATGGTGGCAATGTATAGGTATGAAAGTCAGTCTTTTTTGGGATGCTACTTCTAATGTAATAATAATGCAATTAGGAGAAAACCAATCAGGACATCAGGATTTCAGAGATTTTGGTGGTTTAACAAATAATTCAGGAAGTGGCAAAACTGGTGATGTACTGTTTACAACAGTAGGTCATTCAAGTGCTGATACTTATAGTATAATTTTATCTATGCGTAAAAATTACGGATAATTAATTGGCTATTAGCAGGTCACAACTTAGTAAGCAAATATCTAAACCTCCAAAAAAAAAGAGGAAAAAAAAAGTAATCAGTAAGAAAAAGCGGAGATAAAAAATGGCAACTTCTGCATCAACAAATTTTGAATTAGATGTATCTGATTATATAGAAGAAGCTTATGAGCGTTGTGGGATAGAAACCAGAACAGGTTATGACTTAAAAAGTGCTAAAAGAAGTTTAAATCTTATGCTTGTAGAGTGGGCAAATAGAGGTTTAAATCAATGGACAATAGCACAAAGGACACAGACTGTTACATCTAGTGATGGTGAATATTCTCTTGGAACAGATGTTATAGATGTTTTGTCTATTTCTGTTTTAAGAAGTTCTACTTATTATCCATTAGAAAGAATAAGCCGTGATGCTTATTTAGCTATTCCGAACAAATCTCAAACAGGAAGGCCAACACAATTCTTTTTAGATAGGCAATTAACACCTAATTTAAAAATATGGCCTTTACCTGAAAATAGTACAGATACTTTATATTATGACGCATTAACACGAATGGATGATGCAGATTCATATACAAATACTTTGGAAATACCTTTTCGTTTTTATCCATGTTTAGCTGCTGGTTTGGCTTATTATATAGCAATAAAAAAAGCACCAGACAGAATACAACTTTTAAAAACTGCTTATGAAGAAGAATTTGAAAGAGCTATGGCAGAAGATAGAGATAGGTCTTCTTTTAATGTATCACCACAATTAGGATTTTATAACATTGTCTAGGTTTGCTACAGGAAAACACGCTTATGGTATATCAGATCGTTCTGGATTTCGATACAGAATGAAGGATATGCGTAAAGAGTGGAATGGTTCTTTAGTTGGAAAAGACGAATATGAGTCTAAACACCCACAATTAACGCCTAGATTAAGGGTTGTAGATGCACAAGCATTAAAAAATGCAAGACCTAATACTGACGTAGAAACTTCAGGTTTTGTAGTATATACAAATATTGGAGATGGAATTTTAGGAAAATTGTTAACTTCTGATTTAGAAGCAACAACGGCATTAGGAACAGTAACGGTGACAACATCATGAGTTTTACATACGCAACTTTAAAAACAGCAATACAAAATTACACAGATAATACAGAAACAACCTTTGTAGCGACCCTAGATACTTTTATAAAAACTGTTGAAGATCGTATTTTAACATCTGTAGATTTAGAATATTTTAGAAAGAACGCTACTGCTTCTATGACATCAAGTAATCAGTATCTTGCTGTTCCTTCTGATTTTTTATCTTCTTTTAGTATGTCGATTGTAAATTCAAGTTCTAAAGAGTTTTTATTACAAAAAGATGTAAACTTTATTCAGGAATTTAATCCAAATTCTTCAACTACAGGCACACCACGTTATTATGCTCGTTTTGATAATAGTAATTTTATTGTAGCACCAACTCCAGATGCGAATTATGTGACAGAGGTTCACTACTATTATAGACCTACGAGCTTAACTGCTGGAAGTGATAGTGGTACAACCTGGTTAAGTACAAATGCTCCAAATGCTTTATTATATGGATGTTTAATGGAAGCTTATACTTTTATGAAGGGTGAACAAGACGTAATGGCAATGTATGAAAAAAGATTTGCAGAAGCATTGTCTCGTTTAAAAGATTTTGGCGAAGCAAGAGAAAATGCTGATGCTTTTAGAAGAGGATTACCAGATAGGCCACGAACATGAGGGTAGCAATAGTTGGACTAGGTGGAAGCTATGCAGATTACATAGCGGCTAGAATAAGATCAGAAAAATTTGATGAAGTTTGGGGTATTAATTGTATCGGTGCAATAATTCATGTGGACAAGACGTTTATGATGGACCCTGTATCTCGTTTTTTAGATACGGATAATGCAGGATTGCAAACAGGCATAGCCAATGAATTTCTCAAAAATAACAAAAAACCTATCTACACTTGCCAACTGGATAAAAGAGTCAAAAATCTCAAACTATATCCACTCGAAGAGGTCATTAAATCTACCAATCTTTGTTATTTTAACAACACTGTACCTTATGCTATTGGTTATGCTATATATTGTAATGTCTCTTCCATTTGTCTTTATGGGATAGATTATACATATAAAGACAATATCTATATGGCAGAATCTGGCAGAGCTTGCACTGAATTTTGGTGTGCTACGGCTGTGTCAAAGGGTATAAAAGTAGAGGTTGCTCATAGGTCTGGTTTGTTAGATACGAATGTACCTGATAGTGAGAAATTGTATGGGTATCACAGATTGGAAGACCCTTTAGTTCAACAATTTAACGAACAAGGGCTTTTAATTACAAAACAGTCTGAAATTGCTCCACCAGAGCCTATAGACAATAAACCTATACTTTTTGGAAGACATGATATACAAAAACTAAACGGAGTTAATAATCATGTTTCAAATTAATGCAGCAGAGATAGGCAGCGTAAAGATAAATACCTCTCAAAATGGGGGTTTTTCCAGTGACCAGATTGCTGATATGGCTACGGATAAGATAGTATATGTAGCAGATAATGCTCCTCCTGCTATACAAGAACAAGCTCGTGTCTTTGCAGATCGTGTAAGAAATCTTCTTAGAGGATATGTTGATTTGGCAAAAAGAGAAGAACGTGCTACAATTATTCAAGTAATTGAACAAACTGGTAACAAAGAATTAGCAAATATCATAAGGAGGCTATAATGGCGATTACTCAAGCAATGTGTACATCTTTTAAGCAAGAATTGATGTTAGGCACACATAATTTTGCGACAAACGGCAATTCTTTTAAACTTGCCTTGTACGCAGAAGGTGGAGGAGGTAAATCTTCTACTACGGCTACTTTAGGAGCCGCAACGACTGCATACACCACAACTGGAGAAGTGGCTAATAGTGGTTCTTATACTGCTGGTGGAGGAGCATTAACAAATGTTGCACCTACTACTTCAAGTACTACTGCTCTTACTGATTTTGCAGACATAAGTTTTACAACGGCTACAATTACTGCAATGGGTGCGTTAATATATAACGATACTAACAGTGATAAGGCAGTAGCGGTTTTAGACTTTACAAGTAACAAAACTTCTACTTCTGGTACATTTACGGTAACATTTCCAACTGCGGATGCTTCTAATGCTATAATACGGATTGCGTAATGGCTCATGTCGTTGCTGATCGTGTAAGAGAAACTACTACTACAACTGGCACAGGAACGTACACCCTTGCTGGAGCAGTAACTGGTTTTGAAACATTTGGCTCTATCGGCAATAGCAACACAACATATTATTGTTGTACTGACGGAACTGATTTTGAAGTTGGTGTAGGAACGTATACTTCTAGCGGTACGACTTTAGCTAGGACAACAATATTACAGTCTAGTAATAGCGATAGTGCGGTTAACTGGAGTAGTGGTACTAGGCAGATATTCTGTACGCTTCCTGCGGAAAAATCGGTTGTTTTAGATAGTAGTGGTGATTTAACTTTAACAGGTGATACCTATAATATAGTTTGGGATAAATCAGCTAGTCAGTTAGAGTTTCCCAACAATGCCAAACTTGCATTTGGTAATGCTGATGATTTTACCATCCACCATGACGGCAGTAATAGTATTATAAGAGATACTACTGGGCATAATCTTTGGGTTCAAACAGATGGGCATATATATTTATCAAAGAAAAATGCCGCTGAATATTATGCTGTATTTTATGACGATGCTGGAGTTGCTTTATATTACGATAATTCAGTAAAGTTTGAAACTGCTTCTGACGGTATTAGTGTTACAGGTGACATCACAGCCAAAACTTCAGATGGAGCAATCCTTAAACTACAAACAAGTCATACTACTGTAGACGATGGAGATGTATTAGGTGCAATAGAATTTTCTGCTCCTGATGAAGGTAGTGGTTCGGATGGTGATGCAAGATTACTTGCGGCTTCTATTTCAGCGGAAGCCGATGCAAATTTTGATGATACGGAAAATAAAACTGATTTAGTTATTAAACTAGGAAAATCTGAAGCGGCTGTAGAAAGAGCTAGGTTTGTACATGAAGGTGGATTGCACCTTACAGGATATGACACTGATTCTAATCCTGACCCTTCCCTTTCTTTAAGGAGAGATACAGCAAGTCCTGCTGATGGTGATTTTATTGGTAGTATATACTTTTATGGTAAAAATTCGGCAGGTAATTTTTTTACCTATGGAGCTATTTTAGCAGTATCTAATGATGTTACTGATGGCACAGAAGATGGTAAGTTAATATTTAGAGTTGGTGACGCAGGTAATGAGGCTTGGTCTGGTTATTCAAATAATCTAATAACATTAACTCCAGATACTATAGCTTTTGATGCTTCAAGCGGAACAACCTTTGGCGGTCACGATATATCTTCAGTAGGGGAGATTAGTGCGACAAGTTTAGATATTTCTGGTGACGTTGATGTTGACGGCACATTAGAGGCTGATGCTATGACGCTTAACGGCACAGCTATAACAACAACGGCTACATTATCAACTGGTATATCAAATAATAATGTTCCTAAATTTACTTCTGGTGTAGCAGATAATGATTTTCTTAGAGTAGATGGAACAGCCATAGAAGGTCGTAGTGCATCAGAAGTTTTATCGGATATTGGAGGCACAACTGCAACTGATGCGGCAAACGAAGCCACGGCTCTTGCGATAGCCCTTGGATAGTTAGGAGAAATAAATGGCAAATACATTCAAAGTTGTGAGTTTTGCGGCTGAACCAAACGCTAGTGGAACTCCGTATGTAATGTACACAGCCGCTAGTAGTACAACAACGATTGTTTTAGGTTTAATACTTAGCAATATACATACTTCACAAGTCACGGCTACCGTAAGGTTAGTAAGTGATACTGGTAGCAGAGGTGGATCAAATAATGTAACAAATGGTACAAGCATAATTGTTAAAGATGCACCAATACCTGTTGGAGCCTCATTAGAATTGATGGCAGGTAATAAAGTGGTATTAGAAACAACCGATCAAATTACAATAGACTGTAGTGTAGCAGATAAACTTTCAGGTACACTCAGTATTATGGAAATAACCTAACATGGCTTATGTTGGCAATGAACCAAGTGCTAATTTTCAAACACCTCCTGCTGTAGTCCGTTTTAGTGGAGATGGTTCCGATACGACTTTTGATTTAGGTAGAACTATAGGATCTGTACAAGAAATACTGGTATCAGTAGATGGTGTTGTACAAGATAGTGCCGCATATACTGTACCCGATGGTCAGACGCTTACCTTTACTGCGGCTCCGTCTAGTAACTCTGGTAATAATATATTTGTGTATTTTCTTGAACTTGCAGGTGAGTCAATAGCTCCTGCCGCAGAAAACAAAGGTAACTTTAAGCATGGTGGTATGTTTAGAACTAATGCACAAAGTATGACTATCAGTACAACTATTACAGCTACTGAAAATGCAACCGCTACAGGTACATTAGGTATAGCATCAGGTGTGACGTTGACTATCGAAAGTGGTGGGAGGCTAGTGGTGCTATGAGTACGTTAAAAGTAGATGCAATAAATGCAACTGGTGGTACTACAGGGATGGCTCTTGCTAGTAATGGTATAGTAACTATTCAAGGTGAAGGCACAGCTACAACTAATCTACAACAGGGTTTAATTAAACAGTGGGTAAATTTAACTGCGGCAACTCCTGCGTATAAAGATACTTTTAATGCGTCTACGGTTACAGATACAGGTGTAGGCAGATATGCGTACCCTTTTACAAATCCTATGGGTAATGCAAACTATAGTGCTGTAGGGTGTGCTTCAACTAAAGGTAGTTCTAATTCTTACTCATTTATAGTAACAACAGGAGATTCAGCTAATACTTATGGGTTGCATAGCACCGCTTCTATTGCTTTTCATACATACGCATACAATGCTACTACTTTGGCAGACCCAGATACAACAAATAGCATAGTATCAGGAGACTTAGCATGAGTACACTCTTACTAAACACACTAACAGGCAAAACCTCCGCAGGGTCTATCGTGGTGACAGGAGAAGGTGGTTCTACAACTACGAATATGCAACAGGGTCTATGTAAAGGTTGGGCATTAACAGACTTTGCGGCCGCACAAAATGATGATAGCTTTAATGTATCTGCTTACACAGACTATGCGGCAGGGTATGGACAGTTAAGTTGGAATAACGATTTCAATAATGCAAATTATGCTGTTGCCCAAGCCTGTTCAGGTTCAGGCACTAACCCTAATTGTGTCCCAGGATCTAATGCCAACTCATCAAAGGGAGCAGGAACTATAAGAATAAATACTATGGATAGTTCTAATGCTACTCCATCAAGTGATATGATTGATTATGCAGAGTTTGGCACAGTAGCTATGGGAGATTTAGCATAATGGTAGCACACGGAACAATAGCATTTGACACGCTCACAACGTCTGACCAAGTAAAGACTGGCACTGAGAAGTCACTAGATACTAGTTATCTTTATAATGGTTCAATTAAAGCATACGGACATCATTCAGGGGATAGTCCTACAACAGCAAGTATGAATGATAGTTTTAATATTGCTACTTTAACCGATAACGGCACAGGAGATATTACTTATACTTGGACTAATGCTTTTAATAATGAATATTACAGTGCTAGTGGTATGTCTACCGAAGATGGTACAATAGGTTATGTCTCTTTATATTATAGCAGGTCTTATACTAGGTCAGCGGCTAATTTACGATTACAAGGTATAGATAATGGAGACAGCTTTGATGATGGAGTATTTACTTCTTTTATGTGTGTAGGAGCATTAGCATGATAGAAACACCAGAATTTCAAGGCACACATTTATGGGAGCGTCTATGTTGGGCAAAGGAAAAGCTAGAGCCTTACAGGAGCGAGTACTGCATAGTATGGGAAGACCCTAATGAAATGGAAAACCCTGCTAAAGTTACACACCCAGACCCTAACTGGATGGCTTGTGCATTACAGGGTGGCATACTACCACCAGTACAATCCTATTGGGAACTGAAGAAAGATGAAGCAAAGCCTGACTTTGTGAAACATACCAGAGGTCCAGAGCTTCTACACAACATGAAACCTATTGACGCTATGACTGAAGAAGAGGCAATAGAGTATTTAATAATGAAGGACATACCCGAACACGTTTGGAGAGATTGGGATAAATCCAATAAACCACGCTTAGTAATTTGCCAAAAGTCACAACTCCCTGCAACTAGGGAATGGAGAAACGCTTGGCAAATAAGTGATGAACTCACTGTAGATAAAACCGAAGCCGCATAAAGGAGTATTATTATGGCAACTAAATCTTATATAACTGACATGGATGGTAAGACTGTTGATGCATCTGCTGTAAGCAAACCATCTGATAGACACTTCAGGGGTGCTTGGAAACTTAGTGGTTCCACTATCTCTGAGGATATGACCAAAGCAAAAGAGATATTTAAGGACAAGATTAGAGAAGTCAGAAAGCCGTTGTTAGAAGCTGAAGATGTAGTGTACATGAAAGCACTAGAAGCTGATGATGCTTCTGCTAAGACTGCGAGTGTTAATAAGAAGAAAGCTCTTAGAGATGCACCTGCGGCACAAGCAATAACAGATGCAGACACTATAGCTAAACTAAAGGCAGCTTGGGATACAAGCACATTGGGTACTAGCCCCTACGCATAAGGATAATTGAATGGCACTGACACAGGTTATAGGACGAGGACTAGGTACTCAAACAACTCTAGCAGGTAGTAATACTTTAGTATTAGATACTGATGGTAATATTACCAAGCCATTACAACCTGCTTTTCGTGTTCATAAAAATGGTACAAAGCAAACTAACATTGCTTTAAATTCTCATGTAGACATAACTTTTTCAACTGAAGTATTTGACGTAGGTAGTAATTTTGCATCTAACACATTTACAGCACCTGTAACAGGAAAGTATGTATTTATTTTAAAGTTACGATTAGATGCTGTAGACAGTGCCGCTAGTTTTTATATTCCACGAATAACTACAAGTAATTCAAGTTACTTAGACATTTTTGACCCAGATGTAGGTCAAGATAATGATTATTGGGGTATAACTCATATAGTTTTAGCAGATATGGATGCAAACGACACTGCTTCTGCAACTTTGTATCAAAGTGGTGGAACTTCACAAACTGATATTGAAGGAGATGGAACATATACTTATTTTTCAGGGCATTTAGTATGTTAAGGAGAAAAAAATGGCAAAATTAACATTAACGGTTGAGTTAACCGACACACAACAAACTATATTAAAAAACGATTTGCTAGACCTAGATGCGTGGTTACAATCCGCTATGACAGGAAAAGTAAATAACTGTTGGAAAAGGATGCAGTCAGAGTGGACAACAAAGCTGATGAATGACGAGAGTTTCACAGACCCAATCCCAAGCAACCAAGCAGACTTTGTAACATTAGTTACTGCAAGGAGTGATTATAAGAACAGAGCAAATAGAGAGAAGTAATGCCATATATAGGTAAATCACCAAAGAACTCAGTCCGTAGCCGTTTTACATATCAAGCGACAGCAGGGCAAACATCTTTTAGTGGCAGTGATGCTAACGCTTTGACACTGAGTTATTCAGATAGTTTATATATGGATGTTTATCAAAACGGAGTGTTACTTAAAAGTGGTACAGATTATACCGCTACGACAGGTACAACAGTAGTTCTAGTTAGTTCAGCATCAGCGAATGACATAGTAGAGATGGTAGTCTATGATGTGTTTGCTGTGGCTGATAGCTACTCTAAGTCTGACTCAGATACACGCTATCCATTCTTAGGCAACAACTCTATCATTAGAACTAATGGCAACTCTATCAGTGCAGACATTACAATAAGCAGTAGCACAAATGGATTATCAGCAGGACCAATTACAGTAGGCTCAACTAGCACTGTGACTGTCGCAGGATATTGGACAATAGTATGACAAGTAAACTTGTATTAGACAATATAGCAGGAAGAACTACGGCAGGTAGTATAACTATTGTTGGAGAAGGCAATAGCACCACAACTAATCTACAGCAGGGGTTAGCTAAAGCGTGGGCAGGTGGTGACGATGATGGCACTACTATTAGGGATAGTTTTAACGTAACAAGTAGGACAGACGAAGGCACAGGAAACTATGACTACACTGTAACAAACGCTTTTTCTGCTCA